TTTCCTTGAAAATCTCCGTCCTAAGTTTTTTCAACTCCTTAATCCTCTTTTTCAGAGTGTCGATACTCTCCCTTGTGTCGGTTTCTGCCAATTTGACGGCAAGTAGAGCCGTAGAATCGGATAAATTATTGCCGTGTGGCATACCGTCATAGACAACGGCCCCTAACGGGTTATATCCGGCTTCGTACTGCTCTAGCCACTCACTAGCCACCTTTATATCAAGGTCAACATATCTGTAAAACTTCAAGATTGCTTTCACTTCCAAATTTTTCATAATTGCATATCCTTTCTTTTATGGCAGTCTGTATTTTTCATGCCATTTGATATTTGCTACTGCTTCCCTTGGCTTTCCTGCCTTAATCCTGCTGCCGTGCTGTGTCCTCCTGCCTTTGCAGGATTCGCAAATATCTTGTGATACCTCCAACAACTCGCCTATTTCCTCCGCAATTTCTTTTAGGCTTACCACGGTATCATCAAAGGATTGTATTAACTGATTCAGTAAATCGCACGTTTCACTTATTGTCTTGCTGCCTGCGGCAGACAGAACAAGCACAACCGTTTCTAACGCCGTTCCTGCCCTGCTGCCACCGTAATATATGATTCCCTCCTTATATTCGATACGGTCCATACTGCACCTCCTAACTCTGTAAATACTGCTGATACTCTTTTGTCTTGGCAGACACCCAAACAGATAAGGCGTTGGTTACTCTGTTTTCCCATTCTGCCGGACATAACATTTTCCCTTTGTTTGCTTCCAGTGCGGACGCTATGACCGCCCTAACCTCCTTTCCGATAAGCGAATATTGACCTATGCCGTATTTTTTAGCAATCCAACCCGTAAAATCCAACCCTTTTTCCTGTACCTCCGGCACATAATCCGGGTAATCGCTCATATCCTGCTGCCCTGGCAAAGGTTTTTCTTCCTCCTGCGTGTCAACTGCTGCCGTTGGCTCATTCATTCCGTTAAACACTTCCTCGGTTTCTTCCCCTGTGTCTGCCGTTTCCTCCTGTACCTCTTCGGGGGAATCGTCATAAACCAAATCGCCGTTTTCAATCATCAACGCTACAATTCCTGCAAGGTCGGCGTATTCAATCAAATAATTCTGCCACCCCTCATTGATAATCGTTATTCCCTCTGCTGCAAACCTGTAAATAAAATGCCCTCCGCCCTCCAAGTTGATTTTTGAGCCTTTGAACGTCTTTTCAAAATGCTTTCTCAGCATTTTTTCGATTCCCTCCGGCTTATCCTTTACCTTGAAAATATCCCGGTTGGATTCTCCCTTTATAGCGTCCTTGATAGCCATTTGCACCCGTTCTACCTGTTCGTCCGTGATTTCCTCTTTCTGCTCCTGCTTCACGTCCTTGATGTGCATTTCTCCCTTTTCTTCGTACTGCTGATAGGCTTTTGCCTGCCCCTCACTATCAAGCCTGCTAAGTTCATGTGCGGTAGAAATACCGATATTCCCTTTTTCCAACTCCTGCTTAAATTCCGGGGACAAATTATTTTCGATTGCTTCCATTCTTCCAATCTGCGTAGTGGACGTATTAAGCATTTGTGCCACGATTTCACGGATACGCCCCATTCTTACCCGTTCTTCTTTCGGCTTCTCTTTGTTCTCTTCCGCAAGTGCCTTTTTATACTCGGTAAGCAATTCCTTTAATTCCTTTGCCTGCTGCACCTTTTCCCAATCGCTTAACTCCCTTGCGGTAGCGTTTGTAAGAATAAGGCTCAACTTATCCTTTATGGTGTCGGATTCATGCTTAATACGACACGGTACTTTCCTATACTCTTCCTTTCCCTCCCCTATCAGTTTTAACGCTGCCAATCTCCGGCGGTGTCCTGCGATAACCTCATACTTTCCGTGTGCTTCCGGCTTAACAACTAAATTCTGCTCTATCCCTCCCGACAACTCGATAGCGTCCGCCAATTCGTTTATACGCTCGGTTGTATAGAAATTATCCTTGCTTGGCATTAAATCCTCTACATCAAGCATTACAACCTCAAAACCGCTTTCCTGCCCCTCTGCCGGTCCCGGTCCTGCAACCGCCGTTTCCTGCTTCTGTCCTGCTGCCCCTTTGCTCTTTCCGTTCAACAAACTATTAAGGTCAAATCCTGCCATTTTCAAATCCTCGCTTTCCTTTATTTTCGGTGTCCGAATCGGTCACATTTTATTTAATCCCTGCTTCTTTCATTTCTCTTTTTATCTGTTCAATTTCCTCATGCGATTTTTTCCACTTCGATATGTACCCCTCGCACTCTTCCGTATCCCTCAATTTTGAGATTTTGCAACCGCCTGTATGAGAATACGCCTTTGTAATATGTTTCCTGCAATCCGTGTTATTACAACGGTTATCGCAAAATGCAGGGTAGTTATCGGTATTCACAAAGATAATAGGTTTACGCTCCATTCTATCCCTCCTTAACAAATTTCTTCGTCCGGCATTTGAATATATACAATGATTGCTTCTTTCCAATCCAACGTATCAATCTTTTCTTTCATTAGCGGTAAGGCTTCCTCGTCCGGCAATTCTTCATCTATACCACATTCCGCATAATCAAAATATTTTTCAAAAATATCCACCGTATCGGGGTTTCCCTCTTCATAGAAGATAACGCCGTAAACCTCATGTACGATATATTTATCAATAAGGCAGCTTCCCCAACTCCCCATCCAATAACCGCACCCATCATCTGCCACAATATCGCTATCTACCATTGCCACTATTGGCAGGTCCGGGCGTTTCCGAATCAAATCAAATAATTCTTTGAGGTTTTCCGTCTGCTTCTCTACCTGCTTCCTTGCACAGTAGATACTTTTTTAAGTTCCGCTTTCTGCTCTTCGGGTTTCTTCAAATCCTCTAAATTTACAAGCATTATCTGTACTCCTTTCCTGTTTCCTTGTCCTTTAAGATGATACGCCCCACCAACTCAAACCCGGCAAGGCTGATTATCTGTTTTAACATAGTGATAAGCGGACTTACGGCTTCGTTATGCTCTTTCCGCTTTTCCTCTTTCTGTACTTCGTGTACCGCCATGCCTGCGGTCGGGTCGGGGTATCCCTCTTTATTTTTATATCCTCCCATGCTATACCTCCAAATACTCACGCACAAACGCCTTGTAATCTCTTGCGGCCCCGGAACGTGGGGAATACTCCATAAGGCTTTCATTTGTAAAGGTAACTTCGTCCGCCTTTTCCGTCCTGCGGATATGCGTTTTAAATACTGGGTAACGCTGATTCTGTAACCATTCCTCCCCCTGCCTGCACACATCACGGTTATAGAACATTGTCACAAGGCAACCTTTCAATTTCAGTTTCGGGTTAAGTTTCTTTGCATTGTTTATCTGTTCTTCCAATTCGTCCATACCGTCAAAGGCGTATCCGTCAATCTTAATCGGTATAATAACTTCGTCCGCTGCCACAAGGGCATTGATAACAGAAATATTTATATCCGGCGGACAATCAATAATGCAGTAATCATATTCGCCCTTTACCTTTTCCAATTCCCCGGCTAATATGGTTGCCTGCTGCCGTTCTTCGTCCTTAATAACCATGAGGTTAGCGGTCAAAAGGTGCATATTTGCAGGAATCGCCTTTAACCGCTCCATGTTCGTTTCCTGCGTCACGGATTCTATGCCCTGTTGCCCTGTCAGAATATCCGCAAGGCTCGGCTTCTCATAACTCCATACACCGCAAGCCTTGGAAAGATTGCCCTGCTTGTCATTGTCAATAACTAATACCTTTTTACCGTAATCCTTGGCTAAGATATGGGCCATATTTACCGTTGTCGTGGTCTTGGCACAACCGCCTTTCATATTGATAACCGCAATAGTTTTCATTCTTCCTTACCTCCTATTTTCTTTATTTCCCTAACCGCATTTCCTACCTTGTCGGTTGTTACGCACCCTGTTTTCTTTACAATCACATAGTTATTTGTAGCAATCAAATCATCACTACAAATAAATTGCTGTTCTTGCAGTTGCTTGATAACTTCTTTTGCTTCTTTAACTCCTAACATGATTCCTCCTTTAGGTGTGCTTGCACACTTTATACAATCCCCAAGGCTTGCACTCTATAAAATGTGCAACCGCCTTTTCGTTTCGGTGGTCCCCTTATCA